GCTCTTCAGGCGTGAAGCCACGGCCCGAAACGGAGGAGGCCTTGACGAGGCCGAGTGCTGCGCCGCCTGTTGTGCTGAACATGGTTTATGGTCCCGGTGATTCAGATTTGATTGGTAGGCGAATCATACCATCACGGAACTCATCGCGGCGACGTCTACCCTGCTGCTCGATGCCCAGACCCTGAATCGCTTGCTTGTAACTGGCGTCAAAGAAGCCCAGCATTTCAGTGGGACCCTTGGTGTAGCTGTAGGCTTGAATCAGGCAAGCATAGAGCAACGCCTCGGGAGCGTTCGTGCTGATCCACGTGGTTGGGTTGGCCGCAGAGAGCTGCGCTGGACGGAAAATGTACCCGAGCTCCACCCCGTAGTCCGCGTTGGGCGTTGGCGCCAAGGTGAACGTGTTCTGGTCCCAAACCGAGTAGTACTTGGGTACGCCCACTACCGCAGCGTCAGGCGCATACTCCTTCATAAAGGACGTGTCCCTAAAGTCCAGATACACTTTCTTGCCCGCTACCGTGATAAAGATATACCGGTGCGTCAGAATGTCGCTTGGGGACGCCAGAAATCGGTTGCCGGTGGTCATCGTGCTGGTGGATTCTTTCTTGAATACGTCCAAATCAATGTCGCGCAAGATACGGTTCTCAGCCATCGTGATAAACGTATCAATCACGGAATTGCTGAAGACGTTGGCGTCAACGTTGGTGTAGTTTCGTATATTTGTGACCAGCTCGCTGTAGTTCATCAGGTTATCACTATAGTCACTTTGCCAATGTATCCCACGCCCTGAACCGCATTCTGCTGCGGGAACGGCTGCATGTTTGTGCCGCCATTGGCACTACCAATACTCTGGAAGGCTGCGTCCCCCGGCAAGCCAAGGAAAACGACCGTCGGCTCTACCCTGTCAGGTCTTGGGTCACGCAGCGCAATCGCGTCCCCACGATAGTTCAGCGGAAATAACTGGGGCTCTTTGGGCTCGTAGTCGTCAGGACAAACCATGAAGCCGCGCCAGTTTTTACGCAATACTTTGTACGGGTATCTCTGCCCACAGAAGTCGCAGAGTGAATACGAATACTTACCCGACGCAAATGCCATGTCACACCCCGAAATCAGGCACTATGTGGAAACTGGCCGTGTCCCTATCCTCCAATGCCGCCCTCAAGAAGTCCTCTTCGTAAATCTGCTTGAGCGCACCGGTGCGATCAGGCATGTACTTCAGCGACAACATGTACGACAGGCCCGAGGCCAGACACGGCAGGAAGCGGAAGTTCACGTCTGAGGTGTTTTCGTAGTTGCCCGCGTCTTGAATGCGTCGTATCCGGTAGTAAACGAAGGTGTACACCTGATCGGCTGCCGGGTATAAATACACCTGCGGCGTGTTACTGCGCTCTACGTAGAACTGTGCTGGGCGCGCTTGGGTGGTCTTGTCCGGCAAATCCAAGTAGTCCTCGCGACTGATGCGGTCGATGGAGACATCCTGCTGCTGACCCGTGATGTTCTGCCGGATCACCGCCGAGAGCACGTTGACCGTGTCCAGCGGAAGATTCAACACCCGACTACCCTGCGTCAGTGCGATTGTAGACTCTTCAATCGTCCACAGGTTCAGGCCACGGTTAGCCCAGTCCAAGAACAACAGGTTCAGCGAACGGCGCGCAGAGGACAGCTGATAACCCGAGGTCATCCGCATGCCGCAACGCTCGAACGCCTCTTCAATCAGATCATCGATACTCAGATTAAAGTCTGTTGTCCCGGAGGTAGCCATTAGTCACACGCCATCCCGCCTTTGCGCATTTTCATCGCGCGGCCCATAGCGTCTTTGCCTTTTTTCTTCATGGCACGGCCTTTTTTGTCAGCCAGACCACCTTTTGCCATCATGACCGGGCCCGTTTTCTTGCTGGTCGCAGAGATCATTTTGTTTTTTGGACCACTTTCCACTGCTCCGCCGCCTTTTGTAGCAGCACCCATTCCACGTCCAGCCATGTTACTTACCTCGATTTCGATACGATTTTACTTTTGCAGCTACCTTCTTGGGTTGCTTGCTAAACTGCGCACCCTTTGCTGTATCTGCACGTTTTTTTCTTGACGTTGCTGCGTACTCGGCACTGCTCAAGGCGCCAATCGCCTTCTCCGGCAAGTAACGCTCACCCGTTGCCTTGGGACCTTGCGTCGAGGGCTTGCCAGACTTGGTGCGCCACTTCTGATCGCCCCACGCCTTTAAGGATTTTTGGGGTTTCTTAAGTGCCATCAGTCTTTATAACTCCCACCCGCAGCCTTGTACTTCAGCGCCAACATTTGTGCCTTGCGCGCGGACCACTGCCCCGGGCTGCCGCCTTTTCCGCTGGCCTTAATCTCTTCAAACAGGCGCTTTCTCAGCGTTGGTTTGGTGTAGTTGCCTGCCTCGTTGACCTTGGACTTTGCCTTTTTCATCAGCACTTCCACCGTTTTCTGGCCTGTCTCAGCCGACTGTTCGGATCTTTTGCGGCCTCTGGGAAGTCACGCATCTGACCAGCAGACCTTGCACAATAAGACTTTCGCCTTTCTGCGCGCTTACCGGTGGGCTTGTCTTCCGTTACCGCTGTCTTGAGCTTGCTACCCGGATTGGCCTTGCGATACGCCGCAACGCCCTTCTCCGTCATTCCCGCCCCTTTTTTAGTGGGACGGAAGTTGCCGGATTTCACGGAGGTTTTAATCCCCATGTCCTTTTTGGTAGCCATTACGCTGCTGCGCCGCCTTCAAATAACAGCGTTACACTCAACACTTCTGCGCTTGCAACGTCAATGAATATGCCTGTTTCAAACAGGATACCCGTGTCCGGAATGATCAAATCTTGACCGCCCGCCGCTGCCGGCGTGAAGATCGTGAGCTTTGCTGTGTCGCCGGAAGACGTGCCGTCTTTAAGCGCAAAGGAAGCTGCTACAGCAGAATTAGTGAAGTAAACCCCCACCAACCTGCATCGCCCAACGACTGCAGAGGCATCTGCAGTCTTGGTGACCGATTGAATATTGCTGAAGCTCATTGCGCGTCTCCTTTTGCTTCAAATTAAGAAGTCTGCGTTCCAACCACTACCCACGTCGGGTTACTAATGGCGCCCGTATTGATGTACAGCTTGCCCGCAGTTACATCGACATACAGAGAACCAACACCCGCGTAGTTGTCGCCGGTTGTGCCATCAACAGGAACACCAGCTGCCGTTATAACAACAACATTGTTAGACACGCGGATTTCTGCTTTTTTGTAGGGCTGAACGGAACCGCCGCCGCCAACAGCATCTTGCAGACTAAGGTCCATGCCATACTCAAAGCCAGAAGCGCCCGTTGATTGAGTCATGCCAATACCAAAACCAGCGCGGGCAGTGGTTACTCCACCGTCCCCGTCCATCCACGCCATTACTGCCGCATCAGCCGTGGTTGTTGTATTACCTACAACTCCCATGACCCCGGTTTTTGCAAAGGTAGAAGCGTTGGTGCCGGTAATCAAATAACGACCCGTTGCCCCAATGTAATACGTTGCAGTTGTGCTGAGGTTAGTGCCAAAAACTTGACCAGAAGACCCCTGAGCACTGGAGGGAGCAGCTGCTGTGCTACTGCCGAAAGCTCCCACTGGGTTAACGGTAAAAGTGGCTCCCCGAGTAGCTTCCCCTTCAGTTGAAGAATTTGAGGTCAAATAGGGTTCATTGGAAGTGCCGAGAACAAAACCATTTTCGGACGCAACGGGTCCAGAGAACGTAGTACGAGCCATTTTAGATTCCTCACATGCAAGTGTTGCGCTTCAGTCTGCATGTCGTCCGCCCGGTCGGTCTGCAGCGCATAAATTGTTCCGGGATTGCGTCTTTATATCAAGGTTCCACCAGCGTGTCCAGCCCATAAAAAAGGGCCCCGAAGGGCCCTAAGCATCACGTAAGTGATTGCTTTTATTAGGCGGCGCCGGGCGATCCAAAAATGCCGCGCGGATCGCTGAACCCGAACGAATATCTCTCCCTTGCCTTGTAGCGCACGTTGCCGGTATCGAAGTCGCCTTCAAAACCAGTCTTCATGCTCACACGGTTGAACATCTTCATGCCGTTGGGGGCGTTCGTCTTGATGAAGTACGCGTCCGGGTCGGTGAGGAAGTGGTTCACGGTATAGCCCTGAGGAACCATGCCCATGTTGCGGATGGCGTTGATGTCGTTGTCTGCCGTACCAACGCGCAGAGTAGACTTCATGATGCGATCTGCAGTGAACATCAGTTCTTTCGGGAGGATTCC